CAGCCGTTTAAGAACTTCAAGGGCATCATGTCTGAGGAAGGTCGAGTTCAAATGTATTCTGGTGAAGGTATCGGCTCTACGGCTGGTGAACTTCGCAAGGCAATCACAGATCGCTTCTACATGAAGGGCAACCAAGAACGCTTTGGGTTCAATGCTGAAGATTTGCAGAACGCAATCATTGACCCTTCATTGCTTGGTGTTCCAAAAGGTTATGTTGGCAACACAGCAATATTGACAACACCAGAAGGTATGCATTTACGCCCTTCAATGAACAGGACGTACAACACAGACTTCACTGGTGAGTATCAAGGAACATTTGGACAAAGTGTTCCTGCTGAAGTATTGTTCCCACGACTGTTTCCGCAGCTTGAGCAAGAGTTTGCCGGCAAGCAAGGAAGCATCAGGAACATGGCGCTTGGCGCTCTTGAGAAACGCAAAGAAGGTGTATCAGAGATGATTGACCAGCAGGTCATTGACAACTACTACAACTACTTGGCGCAACAAAAGGCTCAAGGGTTACTCGACTGATTGCTCTTGCGTAATTAGTTCAGCTTGAAGGCGCTTGATTGCGTCTTCAAGAAATGAAGCATATGCGTACACATCGGACTTTAGCAAGTCTTCGCTATATTCAACATCAATGTCGTTACCGACTCTAGTTAGTTCAAGTTTCATTCTGCACTCCCAAAAAACGCAGCCGTCAACGGATCGCGTTTGATCTTTCTTTTTAATTGACGCTCACGCGCTAAACGAAACGCCTTCTTCTCTACGTCTTCCTTCTCGCGCATCTTCTGGACGCGCTGAGTGCTAGTCATTGGCTTTGGCTTTGCAGCGTCAGCACCAATGCCATAACGGTAAGCAGCAGTCGGTATGCCTTGGTACTCAGCAGGATGCCACTCTTGGATGAACACGTTGCCATTCTTGTAAAGCTCACGCAAGATTGCTCTTGCGTGGCGCACGTGGCAATGAATAACCTTTGACACTTCCATCGCTGTCAAAGGTTTGTCCATGATTGCTTTGATGAGCCTTGGACGCTGAACTGATTTCATTCACGCTCTTTCTCAACGCACTGTTCAGCCACCAAAGTTGCATATCCAGCAATGTCATGCCAGTGGTCATGCACATTAGGATTTCCGTTCAAGATGCGAGCAATCTTGTGCGCAATCATATCTAGTGATTCGCGTTGAGATGAACTTAATTTGTTCCATCCAGCTTGCAACTGAATCGTGTGCTTCAACTCTTGACAAATTGCAGCATGACTCTCAAAACTGCCATGCGTTTGCTGGCGCTGCGCCAATGTTTCATTGATGTCCGTCATCTGATTTCTTCTCCTCTTTCTTTTCTTCTGGCTTTTCTTCTGGCTTCTTGTCTTTCTTGCCAAAGATTGCGTCAAAGTTTGCTTCAAATGTTTTGCGGTCTGGAATTGGACGCGCTGTACTGCCTTTGCCCATGACTCAATCCTTCACCCAAAGGCCATCAGCGTTCAAAGAACCAGTGCGGTCTTTGATCTCTTGATACGCCAGCTCAAAGCAAGTTTGCAAGTCTAGGTCAGCGATGGCGGCGCCCATCACAAGCGTGACAAGGATGTCTCCATAGGCATCAGCCATTGCTGCTTTGTCCTTGCTGTGGATTGCTTGGAACAGCTCGTTGACTTCTTCCTGTGTCTTGTTGGCTTGCGCTAGTGATGTGCTGTTTTGAATGATTCCACGGGCTTCGCCCCACTGGATAACTTTCATCTCTGTGTTTGAATAACTCATTTCTTCTTTCCTTTCGGGGTTACGTTGGCTGTGCCAGCTCTGCTAAAAATCTTGAACTCTTTGGGTGCTAGGTCAACACGCTGCTTGGCTGTCATTTTCTTAGGTCGCATCATCTCAGGCGCTCGGTTGACGTGAAGCGGCTTGACCATGTGGTGAATTGTGCCAAGAGCTGGATTCGTTTTGCGCAGCTCCTCAGTATATTCAGCCATCATCTGTGAAGATTTCTTGTGCTTGTTTTGCACCATGATGCTGGCAAGAAACTCCTTCATGTACGTCTTGCAATAGTCAGGATGAAAGGCATTGATGATTTCATTATTCGCGGTCATTGATTGATTCCATTAAAAAGAGAGAGAACATATACAGGGCTGCAAGCCCAACGATTGATACAAAGCCAATGCCAAGCAGAAAGCATATCAGGGCAATGTTGTAGAGGTCTTCGGCTACATCCATAAACGACCACCTTGCGAGATACGGCGCTGCAAAGCAAAGCCCCATGTAAGGCCAGAGACAATCCAAAAGCATCGGTCAGCGTATGACCAGAAATCAGGGTTGCTGTTCCAGTTTACAAAGCCAAGCAGCACGTAGACAACTGCCAGCATGATTGGGTACGCGATCAGGTCAATGTATTTCATTTATTGTTCCTTTGTTCTTTGATGCCCATTCTTCAAACTTCTTGTCTGTCTCTGAGCGTCTGCTTGGTTCCTTTGGTGTCTTCTTTTTTGCAGCAGCCTTTGGTTTTTCTTCTGGCTTTGTAGGCCACGGCGCGTTAGGTGCAAGGATTGTTTTCACATTGGGCTTTCTGGCAGTTGTGCGCGTTGCTGTTGCGCGTATTCTTTGATTTGCTTTTCTGTCCACGGGATTGGTGGGAAGTTAAAAGGCCAATTAGTCGATGTCATAGCAGTCATCCACTTCTTTTTCAACAGGCTCAACGCCTGAACCGTGGCACTTCTGACAGGTTGAGCCGTCATACATTCCTTCACCTGACCCGCTGCACCATGAGCAGATTTCGTCTTCGTAGTCTTCCATCATGTCTTCTCCACGTGAGTAAATAATTCTTCTCTTTTAAGTTTCGCAGCAAGTCCTGCTTCTTCTTTTGAGTCAAACATACCAACAGTCATTCGTTGTTTGTTGTGAGAAATAGATGCTCTCCACTTTTTTGCAGCTTCATGCCAGTGAACGCCTCTATATCCGCTAGTGTTATCTTTTCTTGGAGAGATGTTTTCACAGTTTTGTTTTTGAGTTGCAAGACGAAGATTTGAAATTCTGTTATCTGAACAATCTCTGTTTATGTGGTCAATATTCAGTTCTGGAAAACTGCCGTAAACATAAAGCCAAGCAAGTCTGTGCGCTTTGTAATATTTACGATCAACGCCTATGTGGATGTATCCACGTTTGTGCGTTGTTCCAACTTTTGAACCTACCTTAAATCCAGAAACTTGTTTTATTCTTGTGAATAAGCCAGTATCTTCGCTGTAATGAAACAGCTCTTTAAGTCTCAATTGAGTAATCATGTCGCACCTCATCATTGGTGGAAGTCATCACTGAAAGAAAGTGACAGCAGGACGGTGATGAATCGCCTTTTCCCCCGCTAAAGGTAGCTGTCACTTGCATCTTAGCATTTTTCATATCTTTTCCAATACTGATCGCGCTTTGCGCATCTTTATTTCTTTCGTCACAATGTCCATTGCTTTCTCTAATTCACCAATGGTTGTGATTTCAAGTTGAGCATCATGGATGAGCATTGTTTCAACAATCGCTGTCAACTCAGCAGCCTTCAGGATGAACTTGTCATCACGTCCAATGCCACGCTTGGCAACGTCAAGCAAAGCATCCTGACCAGCCTTGATCTCCTTGGCGTAGTCATCACCAATTTGCATACGTGCCAGAGCCTCTGCAATGTTGAACGCGCTGATGATGGTGTCAATGTCAATGCGCGTGGCTTCACCCTTGCGCAGACACTCCAATGACTCATGGTTCTTGATCTTCAAGTGCAGCACAGCATCACCTGTTTCGCTGATGTTCCTGAAGCCATTAATGACCCATTGAACAGCGTCAAGGCGAACGCCTTTTGGCTTGTACTTCTTGCGTGGTTTGCTCACTGCTGCTGCTCCATGATGTCAAGCTCAAGCTGCTTGACGCGCTCACGCAATGAATCGAGTTCTTGTTCTGCGATTTCCAAGTCTTTGACTAGGCCGCAAATCAAGGATGAAATCTTTGATGTGCCAACTGCTTGATATGACTCCAGCTCACGGGCAATCATTAGGGCTTCAATACGGTTTCTCATTTCTGCACCTGTGTTTGTTTACTGCGTGAGTGTTCACGCTCCTGCTTCACACCACCAAGCCATCCAGCCATTGCGCCACGGCTGGCTGCTTCACGAATCATGGTGGCTAATTCATCAGGACGAATCACGCCAACCTTGCCACCTGAACGGCGAATGAAGTCGGTCACGATGTCGTCAATGTCATTTTGTAGTTGCTCGGACATATGTTGTTCTTCCTCAAATAGCATTTAGTTTGTTCTGATGACTTGCATTGGAAGCACAGTCATCTTGACGCACTTCATGGAGTAAGTGTCTTGTTCTTTTAGTGCTGCTTTGCAGTCTTCAAAAGACGCAAATGGATATGGCGCGTAATGTGGTCCGTTGTAAAAAGTGACAAGCAGCCAAAGAGTAATTGTTTTCATGTTCAACCCCAAAGATAGCAAACCAAAAAACCAGCAGCAAAGGCCAACGTGATGTGAACAAAGTATTCAGCTTCCTGTTCAAAGTCAGAGCGATGGCCTTCCATCCATTCCCAACGCTGACGCGCTTCAATAGCGTCAATGGTGTTTGGGTAGGCTTCCTGCATAGTGCGTGGGTAGGTGCGGGTTGTTTCGTTGAGTTTCATGGTTTCAATCCTTAGTGGTTGTTGAATGGTTGGGGCCGAAGCCCCGTTTATTAATTAGAAAAACGAACGCCTTGATTGGCCAAATCTGAAAAACGAACTGCGCGATTGGCAGCACCAAGAGCGCGTGTACGAAGATACTTACCTTTAGCAGCATCACCTGATGCAAACGCAACGTCTGCTTTTGCATCCAAGGCTTCTGCCAAAGCCCAATCACGTTTTGCTTTAGCTGCGTTGGTCAATTCTGGCAATGAAAGACCCAAAGCCCAAACATGAGCTTCGCTTGGTGTAACTGCTTGAAATGTTGTCATATTGTTTCTCTGTTTGCTGTGTTGAGGACTTAATCATATCACACTTGACCACCTTGTCAACAACTATTTTCATTGAATGTGCTTTTTTTGCAACAAATCCCTAAAATCATAGTCGGCTGGTCGGTTTCTCCAGCCTTGGCTGCGTGGCTCTCCTCTGCGCAGTTGCCTTTCAATGGGTGGCGGTTCGCTGTCACCCATCTTTTTGCCTTGTTCAGTTATCGGTGACTATGTAGTCAATACTATGTTAACATAGTACGCATGACCACATACATTACTGACATCAAAAAACGTGCGGAGTCTGCTGGTTTCAGCATGGCTGAAGTAAGTCGTGAGGCAGGGCTTGACCAAGCTCAAGTTTCGCGCTGGCTATCAGGCAGGACGATTCCGCTTATCTCATCAGTAGAGAAGTTGAAGCTGGCAACAGAACGACTTATCTCGTCAAGGATTGATGCACTCTCAGGTGACAAAAATGATTGAAGCTGAATCATGGAAGCCAATTCCATTTGCTGACAAGTACGAAGTTTCTAGCTATGGGAACTTGCGTAAGCACGTCAACAAGAATCATCCAAAGCGCCATCAAATAAATTACTTTGTGCATGAAGTAACGCGCAACGGCTATTTGCGATTCAGCATCAAGAAACAACATTACTTGGTGCATCGTCTTGTTTACTTGATGTTTGTTGGACCACTTGAAGAAGGTAAGGTTGTTTGCCACATTGATGGAAATACAAAAAACAACCACTTTTCAAACTTGCTGCAAGCAACACAAAAAGAAAACATCTCTCATAAACGTGAGCATGGAACTTGGCAATCTGGTGAAAAGCATCCACACGCAAAACTTTCAAATATGCAAGCCATTGCGATCAAAAGATTGCTTTCTGGATGTGTACGCAATGAGCGAGGAGGACTTGCCTCTGGTCAAGCCAAGTTGATTGCTGAGAATGTTGGTGTGCAACGATCATTGGTTTATTCACTATCACGCAAACGGTCAGGATTTCACAATGTCTGAAAGAATTATGGGCTGTGATGTTGGTCTTCAAGGCGCTTTCTCGCTGTACGTTGACGGGAAGTTTGAGCGCGTCATTGATATGCCTTGCGTTGAGGTCATTCGCGGTGGCAAGAAAAAGAACCACATCTCTGCGCAAGGTGTGGCTGCTGCCATTAAGGAATTAAATCCAACTCACGCAATCGTGGAGAAGGTCGGCGCGATGCCAAACCAAGGCGTGACATCAATGTTTGCGTTTGGTCGTGCTGCTGGCTTGATTGAAGGCGCACTGTCTGCGCTGTCAGTACCAATCACATTCGTCACGCCACAGGCTTGGATGAAGGCAACGCAATGCGGCAAAGGCAAGGATGCAATTCGTCATCGCTGCATGGAACTCCACCCAGATCACCAACAGCAGTTCGCGCGAGTCAAGGACTCAGGTCGTGCTGACGCAACCATGATGGCTTATTACGGGAGCAAGCTATGACACAAGATGAAATCATGGAGATGGCTGAAAAAGCTGGATTTACGGCAATTTGGAAAAAACAATACATTATTTCTCCATATGGTTTTGAAGATGCAGATTTAAAAGAAGAACTTGAAGCCTTTGCCAAACTGGTAGCAGCTAAAGAGCGTGAGGCGTGTGCAAAGGTGTGTGAAGGGTTGAATTTGTACGGTGGTTCTGAAAGCCGACAACTACAAAGAGCAACCTTGAAAGACTGTGCTTTTGCAATCCGAGCAAGAGGTGAAGCATGACCAAGATTGGTGGCGACCCAATTCATATCTTGCAAATTGTTCAATGGGTATTTGACAAACTTAGAGGCAACAAATGAAACTCCCACGACTCCCACGCAAGTGCGACATGATTGATGCGAAGTATTCACCAGAGCAAATGCGTGAGTACGGTGAGGCTTGCATCAAGGAATACATTAAGCAAATTCCAACGCTGGTTCAAGTTGCTCCACCAGAAAATGATGGGTTCTTAGTCAGCTTAATGAACAAAAGGATATTTAAAAGTGAATGACAACAAATCAGAAACCGAAGTGATGCGCGAGCATATTGTTTGGCTTGGCTCAGAGCTGATGAAGACGCAAGCGCAGCTCATAGCTCGCAACAACATCCTGCAAGATATGCTGAACCCTGATGTCATGGGTTGGTCTATCCCGCATGAGGTGCGAGCCACCATCTACAACTTGTTCAGCCAAGAGCGTGAAGAAGAACAGAATCAATACAACAGAAAGTGAAACCATGATTAAGCTACGACCATCAGCAGCATCACGCTGGATTAACTGCCCTGCATCAGTCAAGCTGTGCGAGAACATCCCTTACCAGCCAGCAGGAGAAGCTGCGCAGATCGGCACTGCTATCCATGCAGTGGCTGAGACTTGCATCTTGACGGGTGTATCTCCAGCAGACTTCATCGGCAAAGAAGTGGAAGGCATCACCATCACTTCGCACAACGCTGACTTTGCACAGGCTCACGTTGACCATATTCGTGACCTAGAGCTGCGCTTAGGCACACTGAAGGTAGAGCAATACGTCACAGCCTTCAAGAATGAAGCGGTTGACCTTGGTGGCACAGCAGATGTGATGGCATACAGCTTCGACAAAGACACTCTGGTCATTGCTGACTTGAAGACGGGTCGCGGTTACGTTGACGCTGACTCAGACCAAATGAAGATTTACGCCATCGGCGCGATGCGCAGCCTGAAGACTGAGTTCACCAACATCGAGCTGGCCATCATTCAGCCGCATCACGGGGAGCCACGCACTCACAAGATGACCTTCAAGGAGTTGAACGATTGGACTGCGTTGAACCTGACACCAGCATTGTCTGAGATTGCCAAAGGCACGACAACGCCAACGCCATCAGAGAAGGCTTGCCAGTGGTGTCCAGCCAAGGCAACCTGTCCTGCGCACGTTGAGCAGTTCAACGAGATCGCAGCGCAGCCACCAATGCACACCATGAGTGAGTCAGAGCTTGGCGCAATGCTGGCCAAGGTGGACATGGTGGAGGACTACATCAAAGCCTTACGCAAGTACGCCACAGAGCGTTTGGAAGGTGGTGCTGTGGTTCGTGGTTGGCAACTTCAACCCAAACGCGCATTGCGCAAATGGAAGGATGAGCAAGCAGCAGCAGACGCTCTGATCTCCCACGGAATTAGTCGGGAATTGATCTACACAACATCAATCATTAGTCCCGCAGAAGCAAGCAAACTGTTGTCTAAAGATGACAGGGTGTTGCTGGATGACATCACCAAAAAAGAATCTTCTGGATTGACTCTTGCAAGAGCAGTCGGTCTTGGTGAATAATCCTATCCCGCCACACATCGTGGCATTTTTAAACTCGAAAGGCTCAAATGCTTAATCTCTCATCCTCTGGTGGTTCAGGTAACTACATCCGTTTCATGCCATCTGCAAACGCTTGGCTGAATAACGCTAAAGAAGAAATCCAATTGAAGAAGGTGGTCTTCGACATCGACAATGTGCAAACAGGTTGGATGTTGTTGGCTGAAGGTGCGCGTGATTGGCAACCAGACGCAGCTCTTGGTCAGAAGGGCAAGCAACCTTCACCAGACCATAAGCGCGGCTTCAGCGTCAAGTTCTACAACAAGGAACTCGGCACTGTGGAGTGGAGCGCAAACGGTACAGGTCCAAACATGGGCTTGGAAGCTCTCTACAAAGCAGCATCAGCAGATCGCGCTGCCAACGCTGGCAAGTTGCCAGTGATTGAGTACACAGGCAGCAAGTTGGAGAAGATCGGTAAGGGTACGACTCGCATCCCTAACTTCAACGTGGTGTCATGGGTTGCAAAGCCTGAAGGTATGGACGCTCCCGCTGATGATGGCGAGCAAGACTTCACACCGTCAGGTGCAGTTGCGCAAGCAGCAGCACCGAAGTCAGCGATGGCGCAAGCTGTCGAAGATGACGAGATGTTCTAAACATCAAGAAAAGACGGGGCTGCTTAACGGCGGTCCCGTTTTTTTGTCGCTATGAAAATACTCAACGAAGAATTTATGGAGTTGCTCGTAATTGCATTGGCTCAAAGGGTCTATGAATTGGAGCAGCGTTTAGAAACACTAGAAGAAGAATTGGATGCAGACTATGACAACTGAAACCGATTGGAAAAAGATTGCTATCGAGCTTGGGCAGAGAGTTAACTTTGCGATTCAACATTTAGACGCAAGAAGCGGTTGGATGTTTGATTCAAAAGCAGAGCAATTTGTTCATTGGCATGATTATTTTGCAGATGCAATGGATATGTTGCCAGATGTAAAGATTGACAGAGAGATATTGCTGACAATGCGACTTCCAAAAAGACAAGGCAACAAAGCTCGAAAAGAAATCATGGAGCGCAGAGCAACAGAAATCGGAAAGGCATCAACATAAATGCAAGCCGAACAAATAGCAAAGGCGCTAGGCAACGCGAAGAAGGTCAATGGGAGCTGGTTAGCGTCATGCCCACTACCTACGCATGGGCAGGGCAACGGTGACAAGAATCCGAGCCTGTCAATTACTGATGGCCAAGACGGGAAACCGCTGTTCAAGTGCCACGGTGGGTGTGACCAGCACGATGTCTTTGCGGCCATCAAGGACTTTGGATTGCTTCCAGACTTGGAGCCACGCGCAGAACTCTTAGCGTCAATCAAGCCAATCCAGCAACCAACGCTGGAGCAGGAGTGGCACTACACGGATGAGGACGGTGTGACGCTGTTCATCAAGCAGCGATACAAGACGTATGACGCGAAGGGTAAGACGTACAAGCAATTGCGTGTGGATGAGCAGGGGCGTAGACACTCAACCATCACTGGTGCAAAGATCGTCCCGTACAACTTGCCTGAAGTCGAGCAAGCCAGAGTCAACAACAGAACTGTCTTCTTGACGGAAGGCGAGAAGGCTGCTGATGCGCTGAAGTCGATCGGTGTCTGTGCGACCTGTACGCATCAAGGCGCAAGCAGCTTCCCTGAAGATGCCATCCAGTACTTCGCAGGGCTGAACGTGGTCATACTGCCAGACAACGACAAGGTAGGTTGGGAGTTTGCGAAGAAGGCGGTCAAAGCAATTAAGAACGTGGCCAACAGCATCCGAGTCGTTGATCTACCGCTGGAAGACATCAAGGAAGATGCTTACGAGTATGTGAACAGGTACGGCTACGACAAGACTGACTTGGCAGCAATCACCAAGAAAACTGAGAAGATTGCAGACGAGGAAGATGTAACGATACCTGAACGCTTCGTTGCGCAAGAGGAAAAAGCAACAGAAGCACCAGAGTTAAGTTTACAACCCGCGAATTTAAGTATCCAACGTCAACCATTCAAGATTGAGCAGTTGGATGACATTGATGACGAGCCTGTGGAGTGGCTCATTGATGGTGTCATTCCTAAGAAAGCGTTTGTCGCCTTGTACGCACCACCAGCAAGTTTCAAGTCATTCGTGGCATTGGACATTGCGGAGTGCATTGCAACTGGCAGGGAATTCCTGACAAAAGAAGTCAAGTATCAGGGTGCAGTCCTATACATCGCCGGCGAGGGTCACGGTGGTATCGGGGCGCGTATCAAGGCCATGAAGAAGCATCACAACACGCCAGCCGGTGCGCCAGTGTTCTTCTTACGCAAACAGATCAACTTGCGAAGCAGCGCCACAGACATCCAAGACCTAATCCAAGCCGTGGACGACATCCAAGCAACGCACGACATCCAGTTTGAGCTGGTGGTAATCGACACCTTGGCCAGAGCCTTTGGCGGTGGCAATGAGAACGCATCCGAAGACATGGGAGCCTTCATCACTGCTGCTGGTGCAATCCAAGGCAGATACAACTGCGCATTGCTAGTCGTTCACCACGCAGGTAAGGATGCCACCAAGGGATTGAGGGGCCACAGCTCACTGTTAGGAGCCGTGGACACGGAACTTGAGATCATCCGTATTGAGGACGCGCCGAAAGGAATACTGCACATCAGCAAGCAGAAGGACGGTGAGGACGGTCAGAGGTACGGTTTCCAGATGATTACGGTGGAGTTATCCACAACACATTTGGGGTTTGACAGCGTGTCCAGCCTAGCCGTGGAAGTGGATAACGAGATGAATGTTAATCAAGCCAGAGGACAAGCGCAGCCACCAGACAGGACAGGCGGTGGCAGGAATCAGCAACTGGCGCTCAACTGTCTGCACAGTGCCATCAAGAAGTTCGGGATGATGGAGAACATTGACGGAAAGAGAAACAAAGCCATCAAGCTCGACCAATGGAGGGATGAGTTCAAGGCAAAACTCGGCAGCGATGTGGAGCCACAAACATTCACAAAAGCATGGGCAAGGGTAAAACTTGGACTCAGTGAACTCGAAAAGGTTGAGATTCACAACGATTGGTGTTGGGCAATCTATGCTGAGAACGATGGCTCAGGTACTGTGATTCCATTCAGTAAATGAGGACAGGACAAATGGACAAATGGGGACAAATGGAGGACAAATGGGAAAGCCATTTGTCCCGACAATTGGGAGGACAAATGGGGTGTGGGTCTATAAGACACACCCATATGTCCTTTTGTCGCAGTCGATTTGGGATGTATTTGTAAGAAGTGTGTAAGAAAAGAAAAAGGACAGAAACGTGGCAACTAGGAACATAAAAAAGAAGGTGGAGCAGCCGAGTATTCCTTCGGACCCTTTTGAGTTGTTCATGCGAAGCAAGTTGATTGAACTCATTAATGTCAAACAAGCGCATGAGCAGAAGTGGGGAGTTGAAAGGATTATTGGTTTGGTGGATGAAGGGTTCCGCACAAAGGTCTGGCAACAGAACGAAAGAATCTTCATCGCTCAGAAGCAACGTGATGAGGTCAGGCTCACAAAGGCAGTGGACGGGATGAAGAAGGCTTATGCGGCACTGGATGCGTGGGCTGTTGAAAACAAGGTAAGCGAGTGTCCAGACATCAAGCATTGCCAGCATCTCATGCAGGATGGCTCAATCATGGTGGTGGTGGAAACTTACGAGGACGCAATGCTGTTTGACCAGATGATGGGACACGATGACAAGCGTCACATCTGGTGCATGGAGGAGCTGGAACTGGTGATGAACGCTGAGGTCATCAAGGAGACGATGGCGTTGAAGCGTCAGTATCCACAGGCTCAGATGGTACGGTTGGACAAACCACCAACAAAGTTCCCGAAGGGAGGGAAGTCTGGATTGGATGACTTTCAAGGTGATGATGGCGTTTTAGAAGGTTCGCGTATGGCTAAGGTGTTCGACACTGCTGCGTATGGGTCTAGGACGAGTCAGAAGGCGCTTTAAAGCGATTTAAATGGCTGGTTGATACCTAGCCATATGTTTAACTAAATAATTGATTGGAGAGCGTTTAAATGGCTGGACATAAAAAGAAACACGCAGACATGGCATTGCTTGACACATTGCCGAAGGAACAACTTGCCAATATGTTCGAAGCTGGTATGTCTGAAACCCGCATCTGCGTTCAACTTGGAGTAAGTAAGCGGGCACTAACTTCGTGGCTAGAGCTGCCCGAGAACGAAGGTTTCCTCTCACGCGTACGCGCGAGGGCTGCCGATCATCTCGTGGCACAGACCATCGAGATCGCTGATGAAACGGACATTGCAGAGGTCAACAAGGCTCGTTTACGCGTCCAAACGCGCCAGTGGGTGGCTGAACGGTGGAATCCAGCAGCGTATGCGCAGAACAAGATGCCAAGCGTTACGGTCAATCTGGCTAATTTGCGGCTCGATGCGCTGCGACATGGCGAGGTGATCGAGGCTGACATATCCACAGACAAGTTGAGCTAAGTTGTTCAAGTTATCCACAGTCGATCTGGTTTGTTGCGCGAAAGCTACACAATCCATGTATAGGCTGTGCATAACGCTGAAATAACTTTACATAATGGACATTGTATAAAGTAGCTGAGTGCCAAAGTATTCAGTTTCGATCTAGGCATGAACCATGCCAGCCTGAACCGTCCCGAAGCCCCCCCCCCGTGGTGGGGTCTGGGCGGGGCGCTGCTACAGATGCAACCCCACACCTACCCAAAAAAAATTTTGAAAAAAAATTAAAAAGTACCCCACAATCCCCACATGACTAAAGAATCAACACCAAAAGAACCAAAGAAGAAACTGCACCCAGACACACAGGAGCTGGTGGACAACGCGGCCAAGAAGCAGCAGGAGAAGATTTCCAACAATCCTTTCGTGGCCTTCACTGCTCGCTATCGCAACAACCCTGTGCTGTTCGTGCAAGAGGTGCTGAACACCAAACCCGACCAGTGGCAGATTGATCTCCTGAACCACATCGCCAAAGGCGAGCGCCGAATCTCAGTGCGATCTGGCCACGGTGTTGGTAAGTCAACAGGCGCTTCGTGGGCAATCATCTGGTATCTGCTGCTGCGCTATCCCGTCAAGGTCGTGGTCACAGCCCCAACATCCAGCCAACTGTATGACGCTCTTTTCGCGGAATTAAAGCGTTGGGTCAAGGAGTTACCACCGACACTTCGAGATATGCTTGAAGTCAAGCAAGATCGTATTGAGGTCAAAGAAGCCCAAACCGAAGCCTTTGTGTCCGCAAGGACATCCCGCGCCGAGCAGCCCGAAGCCTTGCAAGGTGTTCACAGCGAGAACGTGATGCTGATTGGCGATGAGGCATCTGGTATCCCTGAACAGGTGTTCGAGGCTGCTGCTGGTTCAATGTCTGGTCACAACGCTGTGACGATTTTGCTCGGCAACACCGTCCGCAGCTCAGGCTTTTTCTACGACACCCACAACCGTCTGGCCAATGATTGGGTGACGATGAAGGTGTCTTGCGTAGACTCGCCACGAGTCTCCGAAGCCTACGTTGAGGAGATGAAGGCTAGGTATGGCGAGGAATCCAACGCATATCGGATTCGCGTACTTGGCGAGTTCCCGCGCTCAGATGATGACACCATCATCCCGATGGAGCTGCTGGAGCTGGCCAAGCACCGAGATGTGGACGCTTCTCCCCACGCGAAGCTGATATGGGGCTTGGACGTTGCTCGTTTTGGTGGCGATCGCTCTGCACTGGCCAAGCGTCAGGGTAATGCCCTGATTGAGCCGATCAAGACTTGGAAGAACTTGGACCTGATGCAATTGACGGGCGCAGTGGTCGCAGAGTGGGAGGCATTGCCGTCCAGCCAGCGTCCACATGAAATCTTGGTGGACTCGATTGGTCTTGGCGCTGGCGTGGTTGACCGTCTGCGTGAGTTGGGTTTGCCTGTTCGCGGCATTAACGTGTCCGAGTCCCCTGCGATGGGTACAACTTACAAGAATCTTCGCGCCGAGCTTTGGTACAAGTGCAAACAGTGGTTTGAGGCGCGTGATTGCCGTATCCCTTCCGATGAAGGCTTGGTGGCTGAACTGGCCACAGTGCGCTACTTCTTCACATCCAATGGCAAGATTCAGATTGAGTCCAAAGATGACATCCGCAAGCGCGGCTTGAAGTCGCCTGACTGCGCTGACTCGTTTGTTCTGACGTTTGCATCAGATGCAGCCATTGGTATGTTTGGCGCGAATACTGCGCAGCAGTGGTCGAAGCCACTGAAACGAAACCTTGCGCGGGTTGCATAATCTAGTCATTCCATTAACTTTGAAGGGGTAGACCATGAAGATTGATAAAGCCGCAGCCAAAATTGCGAAGGTTATGGGTGAATTTAAGCGCGGCACATTGCACTCAGGTGCTGGCGGCAAGGTCGTGAAGAACCCCAAGCAAGGCATTGCGATCGCAATGTCCGAAGCCAAGATGCCAATGCGTGGCCAACGTACTGCAAAGAACAAAGCCAAAAAGTGATTCCAATTTGCATCGCCACAGTACACGGCAAAGGGTTGCCTGTACTGATTGAGTCCATCCGTCAATACGCGCCAGAGGCGTTTATTTACCTTCGCGGCCCTGCCGATGTCGTGAGCCGTTACGAGAACGCTCGCATCATTGTTGGCGAGCCACGCAACTTTGGCGAGGATTACAACGAAGTCATTGATGATGCTTTGAAGTACCACACAGCTTGCATCGTCTGCAATGACGATGTTGTTTTAACCCCCACCAGTTATGCCAGACTACTTGAAGACGTTGCTACGATTCGTGAGCTGGAGCCTTCGGTTGGTTGGGTTGCTTCTCGTTGCGATGCTTCTCGTGCTGTGCAGAACATCAGGTTCAATCGGGAAAACGAGAAAATAGACATGATGAAGTTCCACGCTGAGAACTACATCTTCCCTACCGATGTTGTCAGTCCTATCTTTGCGTATGTCTCGCGTGACGCATGGAACCACGGACGGTTCGGGCCTTTGAACTGGTACTCGGACGATGTGTCCTGCTTGGATATGTCGGCCAAGGGTTACTCGCATTACGTTTCAACTTCGTATGTTCACCACGTTGGGAGCCAGACAGTTGGCCTTGACGCTCAAAAATTAGTGCTTGAAGCACTGCCTTGGATACAGGAAAACAGACCGCAATATGTCGAACAGTTCTTTGGTTCTTAACTTAGGCTCTGGCAAGGATTGGCGCGAGGACTGCATCAACGCAGATATCCAGCGCCGAGTCAAGTCTGATTGGTGTTTGGACATTCAGGATATGCATTGGGGTGATGTCTTGTATACCCGCAAGGGTGAGTTCAAGATTGAGCGCGAGATGTTCGATGTCATCTTGGCCAACGACATTCTTGAACACGTACCAGACTTGGTGAAGGCAATGACCAACTGCAAGGACTTGCTGAAGGACGGTGGCGAGATGCGCATCAATGTGCCTTACGACCTGTCGTATGGTGCTTGGCAAGACCCGACTCATGTGCGAGCCTTCAACGAAAAGTCGTGGCTGTACTACACAGAGTGGTATTGGTATCTAGGTTGGGAAGACAGGTTTCGTTTGACGCATCTGGAGTTCACGCTCTCAAGCGTTGGGGAAAGTCTAAAATTACCGCAAGATGAGATTTTGAGGACTCCACGAGCTGTGGACTCCATGTACGTCATATTGCAAAAGGTCAAGAAATGAAAGTTCCATACGAGTTTGAGTCCGAGACTACCAGCGCATTGCTCAACAAGGCTAAAGAGCAGATCGAAGACTTGATGGAGTCCAAAGACCCTGAAGAAGTCAAAGAGGAAGAAGAAGAACACCAGCAGATGGATGACAGTGAACTTGAAGCCATGATTGGCCAAGAGATCACAGACGCTGTTTCCTACATTGACTCAGACCTATCGCCTATTCGTGCGATGGCCACACGCTACTACCGTGGCGACCCCTTCGGCAACGAAGAAGATGGCCGCTCACAAGTCGTGGCAATGGAAACCCGCGACACGATTTCGGCCATGTTGCCTTCGCTGATGCGCGTGTTCTTTAGTTCAGAAAACGTGGTTGAGTTTATGCCTCGTGGCCCAGAGGATGTGAAGAACGCACAACAAGCCACAGACTACGCCAACTATGTGTTCTCTGCTGACAACAACGGCTTTATGACCGCATACGCAACTTTCAAGGATGCCTTGGCTCGCAAGTGCGGCATCATGGAAGCCGTGTGGGAAGAAACCGAAGAAGTCCGTATTGAGCAGTATTCAGGTTTGGATGACCAGACCTTGCAGATGCTGATGCAAGAGCCAGAAGCAGAGATGAAGATTGTGGTGTCATACCCAGACGAGTCTATGCAAGGCGCTATGCAGATTGACCAGATGACGGGTGAGCCACTGCCACCAGCCATGCTGCACGATGTGGAGATT